CATCTTCGGCGGGTTTGGCGGGTTCCTCGGTCACCTCCTCGGCGGGGGCTTCGGGTTGTGCGGAATGGGCGATTGTCCGTTGAGCGATCAACTCTTCGAGACTCATGTTCTGCGATGGTGGGGTGGCCCCATCGACGGCCTTCTGTTCTGGATTCATCGGCACCTATTGCGCCAGGCGTTGGCGATGATTCCCGCATGGTGAGGGGTTGCCGGATCGTCAACGCAAAAAATGTGCTGCTGCAATTTTGTTGCAACTGCAAGTTTGTTCCACGTGGAACGGAGTCACAAAAAAAGCCCGCCGGGATTGCTCCGGGCGGGCCGTGGGGTGTGGGTAGGGTTACGGGTCGAGAATCTGCAAAAGCTCGTCAAGCCGGGAAACGCCGCCAGCGATCTTCATCACCTCGTTTGGCGTCTCAGCCGGGCCAAGGTCGCCGAAAAGCCGATCGCGCTCGTCTTCGATGAAATTGACGATCGTCCGGTATTCGTCGCGGTCGCGGAGTGCTTCGACGGCCTGCTGGATGGTGGGCTTGGGGATCATGACTGGATTCCTTGGGTTTGCATTCCGCCCATCTCAGCCGGGGCGGTGCCGATGCGGCCGATTTGAGCGTTTTGCGCCTGTTGAAGTTGGAAGCTGTATTGCTCGGCGTATTTCTGCAAACGCCCGGCAAACGCCTCGTCCTGCTGCGCGCGCTGCGCAACGTCCGGCTGTTGGACGTATGCCTGAACCATTTGCAAGGCGATTTGTGCGCCGTTCGGCTGGGCCGGCATCTCGATGCCTGCGAAAATCTTCGCGAGGTCGTCTGTGACGTTTTTCGCGACTTTCTGCTGTGCATCCTCAGCGGGCTGCAGAATGTAGTCGGCCAGCACCGGCGAAATGCTGTTGGCGGTGAATTCTAGAAACTTGTCCACGTCGATCCGTCCGTTGCGGTCGTATTGGATCAGGCTGCCGATCTGCTCCATCTGCGTTTTGGCGCTTTCCGGGTCGTTGCTGCGGCTGTCGAAGTTCACGGTGATCGAATAGACCTCGTCGGGGCTGCCCTTCTGGATCAGTTGCGGATTTGGGTTGCCGGTCACTTGGAAAAACACCTCGTCCGGCCCCAGCCGTTGAAAGAGCTTCCACGCCATTTCCAGCACGTCGCGGACATGGTCGAGGTATTTTCCGATCAAAAACGCCTGCCGCGTCATGGCAAGCGGGTTGTCCATGTCGAGCCCTACGGCGCGATCCGCCTGCGCCCGCTTGTTCATCTCGATTTCGTTGCTCCCGCTGTCGAACTGCGGCACCGGTCCGAATGCGATCTCGCCCAGGCGGCGGTATGGCACCTTCCTGCCCGGTCCCCAATCGCTCGGCGGGCGGCCTGCCGGGTGCATGATGGGCGGCAGCGTGGCAAGGCTGGCGCGGTCGGTGCGGCTGTCCGTCTCGGTCTTGATTGCCATTTGCGGGCCGCGCAGCACGTCGGAAAACGTCTGCACCTCGTAAAGCCGCTTTTCGCTCCGGTTCAAGCGGGTGACAACAAACGGGTAATCGTCGAAACCGTTCATCAACTCATGCTTGGCGTAGCCCTCTGCGTCCGGGTGGAAAACCGTGCAATAAATGCCCTCCGCACCGTCATCGTCTATCAAGCGTTGGTATGCGTAAACGACCATGACAAGCTCGTCATCGTCGGAAATCGGCATGCGCAACGATAGATTCGCCTTCTCGGTTTCGAGTTTCCACGAATCCTGCCCGCGGAGTTTCTCGATGGCGTTGTCCACCCATGCGCGGTCCCACCCCTCGGTGGTGACCATTTTTTCGAGTTGCTGGCCGGTCAGGAATGTCCGGCGGAAAATGTGCGGCGCTTGCTGCGGGTCGGTCACGTAGGGCGGGAAAACCACGTCGCCATCCGGCGAGCACGCTTGCACAACCGGGCAATCCACCGACAACCGCGGCGCGGGGATGTCAGCCTCGCCCTTGGTGCGGAGGTCGGAAATCACCCTACGAGCGCGCTTGCGGGTGAGTCTCTCAAACGACTGTTGGATAACGTCAGTCAGCAAATCGTCCGATGCGCCCGTCACGATCATTTGCGCCAGTTCCGGCGACATGGCCGCGATCTCGTCGATCGTCACCGTTTGCAAAAATGTGCGGAGTTCGCGCTTCCATCCCACGTATGACACGGCAAGTCCCTTTTCGAGCAGGTAATTGCCGGAAAGCTCCATCTGACCCTTGAAGTCAGGAATGTAGGTCGAGCGCATCCATTTCAGGAAACTTGAAACCACGCCCGCACGCGGCAGGCTGGCGACGCTCGTCGGGAATGCCTTGATGTGGCTGCGCTGCAATGCCTGGTCGAATAGGGCTACGTAGGTGTCGATCCTTTCACCCACGACATTAACCTCCGCATCAGAGGCACCTTCCCATGGGAAAGCGTTTGCTCCGTGCTTGCGGAGGTCTTCGGACTTTCCGGGCCAGACGTTTTTCCGATCATCGCGGCTCCGGCGGCACTGCTCAAAGTATTCGTCAAGGTCGTTGACACAGGTCTTGTATGCATCGGTCAGGGTGGGGATGTCCGGCTCGCTTGCTGCGTAAACCAGAGGGTCTTCAAGGGCGTTCATGGTTGGTAAACGTAGATGGTTTCGCCATCCTCCCGGATTTCGGGCGTGGCTTTGAATGTCTTGCCAGTCAGGCGGTGCGCCCATTGGCGGCCGGCGCGGACGGTGACTTTCACTCCGTCAAGCACGGCATAGAGATAGTTTTCGTTCGGACAAAGTTTCAAGCCGCGCAGTTCTACGGTTGCAGGTGGCTTGGCGCGCTTGATGGGCTTTGCCTCAGTAGCCTCCGCGGCTGCCGCAGGTGACGAGTGTTTTGGTTGAATCAACATGGTCGATGTCGGTGATGGCTGCGTATCGTAAAACGTCGATCGGGTCTTTCCATGCCTCTTTGAGGCCGGCTTCCCCGGTGTATTCGGCGAGCGCGTGGATGATGTTCTCGCACTCGTTGCTGATATAAAAATGAGGTCTATTGAGGGAATCAAGCGGTTTTCCTGTGTCCCAACTCATCTTGGAAATGAGCGCCTGCAAACCGTCCTCGATTTCCAATCCGGGCGCGGGGATGCAGATGATGCCCTCCTCGGCGAGGTCTTCGATGATGCTGCTGCTGCCGTCGCTACCCTGGTATTTGGCGGCACCCAGCCGCGGGTCGATGATCCGTTCGTAAATCTCCTCGTCGCCCTCCATCTCGCGGATCAAATCCACGTAATCCTTGATGCCGTAGCCCATGCCCTTTGCTCCCTCTCCGGGCTGCCACTTGCCGCTTTTCCATTCCGCCCAATCTCCCACGTCAACGCCCGGCCATTCACGGTAACACCAGAAAGTTCCGGTCTGGTCAACCGCCACCCATGCCATGAACCAATTCTTGGAACCGGCGGGATCGATGATCTGATACCGGGTGATGTCGCGGGTGGGAATCTGGTCGGGCCGGACGACGTTCACCGCGGAATTGAAGCGCGGAAACTTGGTGGCGTGCGACTTCACCGGCACGCCGTAGGCGCGGATCAGGATTTCCTCGCGCGGTCGGCCAAGCAGGTTTTCGCGGATGCGCTCGTATCCGCCAAAAGGGTTGTCGATCGAATGGAAGTAGAGCACCGCGGCGTTGCGCTTCTTGCTGCGCTGCACGTAGGGAACCGGCTCATTGTTGAGAAGCTCGGCAGGCTTGGTTTCCAACGTCTCGGCATTGTCGAGATATTCCTTGATGACTTCGGTGTAACCGTCGATCGGCGTGAACGTCACAAGCATCTTCGCCTCGCGGGTGGCGAGACGGAAGCGCAAGGTGGAAATCAACTCCGGGCCAAGCAGATATTCGTCCAGCCAAACGCCGATATTGTGCCATTTTGGATTTTTGCTGCCAAGTTCCGCACCTTCGAGAATCGTCGGGTTGTTCGAGTATTGCGAGTAGGTCTTGAAAATGATCTGGCTGCCGTTCGGCAGGATCAGGGATGAATCCGTGAATCCGTTCTTCTTGGTGTAACTGATATAGGTGCCGGCGGATGTCTGCTTTTGCCGTAGTTCGACAGGAAGCTGTTCCCAAACGGCGGATTGTTGCTGGCGGATGGAAACCTCCGATGTTTGCGCAAAACAAAAAAGCTCCGACTCCGGGTTTTCGATGGCCGCCTTGACCATGGCAAACGCCCCATAACGGGTCTTGCCGGATCGGTTGCCCCCAAGTGCGAGGATCTCATCCACTGCGTGGAGTTGCTCGTCGGACTTCTTCCAATGCGGCAGTTGGAAGCCATAGCGAAACGGGTCTTTCTCGGCGTTGGCGATTGCCTCATGATAGATCGCGTGGAGTTGCAATAACTCGTCCGCCTCCAATACCGCAATCTCGTCGTCGGTCGGCGGCGTGAGGATGGGGTGTGACTTCCATTTAAGCATCGCAAAGGACTTCTGCCTCGATGGCGCGGGCGCGCAGTTTCTCGGCGACACGGGCGCGGGCCGCGGCAATCATCTCGCTGGCGTCTTCGATGGACGCGCCCTTGCGGTGTTCGATGATCGATGATGCCATGCCGGAAAGTTTCGCAGCCTGGTCGGTCATGATGCCCACCGTGAGGGCGAGCCGGTCGGGTGAGAGTTGGTCGAGTTGTTCCGGGTTGTCGCGCATGCGGTCGGCCTTCTCGAAAAGTAGTTCGGTGTATTCGCTGGCGGCCTGCGCATACATGGCGGCGAACTTCGCCTTTTGATCGGAGAGGGTGGATTGATGGCGGATGGCGAGGTTGCGCAGTGTGAGTCGCTCAAAGCCGGTTTCCTGACAAACGCGGTTGAGCGATACGCCTTGCGCGAGACGCCACATTGCGACGGCAGCGCGGAAAGGGTCTTGGTTCTCGATGTTGCGCGCGTCGCCGCCCTCCGCAAGCTGCTGGATGCGGCGGATGAATTCCGGCGGGCAAGCGCCTACCTCGAACTTCTCCACCGGCTTCACCGGCGTGCCACGGGTGATCGTCCGCGAGGATTTCTCTGGCGCGGGCGGGCCTTTTGGTTTGCGCTTTTTCGGGTCGGGTGTCATGGTGTGATTTGATTTGCCATCGAAACAAGATTTTGCAGAGATTGCCCCGTCCCCGACGCGGCTTCCCTGACTTCGGTCATATCTGCGGCTTCCGCCGCCCGCGCCGGGGCGCTTTTTTTCAGGGATTCAGCGCGTCGGGGAGGAACCTTTTTGATAAAGGAATAAAATTTCCGAAATCATCGTATGCATCCTTGAGGGAATTTGGCGTATAGTTTTCGTTATTCAAAATAACGCTGGTTGAAAAAGTTAAATCATTTTGCTTTGTTGTGGTCGTTGGGAACAATCGCTCTCTTACCATTAACGCATCATCTGAAGATGAGCCTGTAATATAGTCTTTGAAGTTTTCTTGAGCCAACCTGGCTACGGCAAGGTAAAACGCCTTGCCATAACCTTTGCCCTTTGCTCCATCAGTAGCCTCTACGGTGTCAATTTTGACAGAATTTTCGGTTAATGAAATTTGTCCAACGACTTTTGGATTTTTAAAATCGTCTGATCCGTAAACTGAAACTTCCGTGTTTCCATACAGGTTCCTGAATTCGACTGTGTGAGG